TTACCAGCTACAAAGCCTCCATTTAATATAGTTTGTCTTATATATTTTGAATCTGACAAAAAATCATAATTAGCAGCACCGCCACTAATAGACCAGCTTGTTTGCTTTGTCCAATCACTATCTGTTGAAAAATCTCCATTTGTAATCTGCTCCGAACCCTCTTGACTAAAAGAACCATTAGAAACTTCCTCTGAACCTATTTGAGAGAAATCTCCGTTCTGTACTAAATTACTTGATAGTATTTGTACATCCTCAACAAGACCTTGAGCATTAACTCTTGTAGCACTTGAATTTCTTGTAAAATCGAAATCTCCATAAGGTGCTTCACTTGGTTTTGCACACAATACCTCATTATTATTATAAGCGGTAGGTGTAAGGATTATCGAAGCTTTATCTAATAGGTTTGACATATTACTTTATATTTTCTAATTCAATTAATGTTACTTTTGTGCAAGTTTGATTTTCATAATAAGTAGCACGAAGCTGTAGATCGGCTAATATCTTTAGTATATTACTACCAAATAAAAGTAGTATGATCCTACGCCTACTCATTATATCGTAGAATCAAAGAATCCATCTAAAGCAGTTTTTAAAGCTGCGAAACTTGCGTAAGCAGTTCCAGCTTCATTTTGTAAGTCACTAAATAAAGTAGGATCAAGCACAGTCTTTCCCGATTGAGAATGAGTTACACTTAACTGTAAGCTATTGTCGTTTATCCTTGATAAATCGCTAAATGCAGCAAATCTGCTTTCAAGAGTTCCTCTTGTTATTACTAGCTCTTTAGTTGTTGCGTCTTCGTAAATTTTTGTTGCCATTATGTTTTTTTTTATACTATTATAATACTAAATTATTGTTGATTTGTTTTTTTTCTACACTATAACACTTGCAGTATTAAGTATAGTAACTGTATATACATTGCCACTAGGAATTATAGTGTTAAAGTCTATATTTACATTGTTTGCACTTCTTGTTATTTGCAAAAGAGATGTATTTCCAACAGTAACAAGTTGACCGTTAGAATTGTTCCATAATTGAACCATAATATTACCAACGTTAAATGGGTGAGTAATATCAAAATCTTCCTTAACCCCATCACCAGTAATATTTTGCGAGTAACTGTTGTTAGTAATGTTTGTCAAGTAATCTCTAGTAACAACTACATTGCCACTAGGATCTCCTCCTATTTGAGTTACAGTTCTTTCATTAAAAAGGTTTGAAAATGAAGCTCCAGTACTACTAAGCTTCATAGATGTATCATTACCTAAACCATCAGTAATTGTTCTAAGTGAAGAACTTAAAGCTTGATTATCTTCAAACTTTAATAACCCATCATAAGTATCTTTTATTACTTTACCTGTTAGTGTTACTCCCATTTTCTATATCTTTTTTAATATTATTATCTAAATTTTGAATAAATATATCCAGCTTTTTAGGATATTGCTCTTTTAACTTGTATTTATTAATCTTATCTTTTTTCACACCCTCTATCATATTAAAGTTTAACCTAAAAACCATCCAAAAGAATCAACATCCTTGTCTGGCTCCATATCTTGAGATCCTAAGTTATACTCTGGGTAATCATTATTATTATCACACATAAATTCAACAAACCTTTCAGCGTAAAAAGAAGCCTTCTCATTAGCTCTTGAAGCTAATCCAGCAATCTCTACTCTATCTACTTCATCACTGTTCTCAGAACGGTGTTTAAATAGCCCTCCTTCGCTTAAAGTGTATGCAGCGAACGGAATATACTCTGCTTGCGTAAACCAAGCTAACATCGGCTTAATATAGTCATCTAGCAATAGTTTGTATTTCTCATTAGCAACATCTTGTATTGTACCTGCAACTATTAATGACTGCACCTTTTTGTAGAGTGCAGTCCCCATATAATTCTGTATATGCATATCTTGTGCTGTCTCTATAAACTGTATCATTTTATCTGGATCTACTGAACCCGAAATAATAGACTTTTTCTTAACGTATGTGGTCGATGCAAATAGTGCTTTAGCCATTATATATATTTTTGTATTAATTCATTCACTTTAAAAGTAAAGTTGTCAAACTTAGACATTTTCTCTAGTTTCTCTCCTGTCTCTTGCTCTTTTACTACAGAAGTTTCGATATTGTCTAATTCAACAAACTCAATAGGTTGTAATGTTACAAAGTATAAAGATAAAAATATCTTGTTGTGAGCAAGTATAGCGTTTAAAGCGTTTATGATGTTTTGTTGAAAAGGTCTAATAACTATATTATCCATTAAGATAGAAGCTGTACGTAACTCTTCAGCATTGTTACCAAATCCTGTATTATCTTTAATCCCTAATAATATTGGTGATACAATACCATGACCTAACATTATCTTCTCTCTACTTTCATCAGCTAAGAATTGATATTGAGCGTGAGCATCTGGTAAATGTATTGGCTCTACAGAAGCAGCAGTTTCTTTATCTTCATTAAAAGATAAAATGAAACGTCCACCGTTAGATGAACCACCAAACTTTTGTTTGATCTTAGATTCCATTTTCTGTTGAATAGATTCACTAGGTACTCCATTATTAAAGTTAACTAATAAACTAGGTTGAAGACCGTTTTGTATATTCGATATATGATAGTTAGAAACCTCTTCCTCTAACTGACTGTATTGTAATGATGCTTGGTAGTCACATGGTGAGTAATAATAAAATCCAGATACATAAGGTCTTACTATATACACCTCAGTAGTATCCTTATCTGAACCATTACCAAATGTAGGTATTCTTTTAGGCTTGTCACCTGTTTTCTTATTCTTCCAGTCTGGATGATAATAGTATGCTTTTATAACACCACTCTTAGTCTTTTCAGCTCTTAACGTTTCCATAGGATGATGTCTAATGGCAATAACCTCAGATTTATCCTTATTGTAATTAACCTTAATACATCCACTACCTAACAACTTTCTGTCTCCAACTATCTTTCTAAGCTCTCCTTCATCTATAAGCTTTTTCATTTCAATATAAGACTCTATGTTTATCTTTCTATCAATAGCATCTAGTCCTCTACCATAGATCATATCACTTATTCCATTAATACACCTTGCATTAGTAGGGGAACCTAAATATCTTTCAATAATATCACCATAGTAGTTATTGTCAGTACCATAAGATATATAGTCATCACTTAGCGATTCTATTACCTGTGGTCTTTCGTAGTTTGCCATTTCAATAAAACGCACACCTACATCTTTAGTCTTTTTCTTGTTATTCATATACTTTCATTTCGTCAGAATCTGTGTCTGTGTTTACAACAAATTCATTGTTATTTATAGTGTAATTAATATCATTTTGAGCTGTTACAATAGCTTTGCCTCTAAAAATAAGATCAATACCTTGAAGAACTTCAAAAGTGTATCTCTGCCCTTCATTAAAAACAGTTGCATCTATATCTAAGGCTAATTCATTACTTATATACCTTGAATTATCAGATACTATAGTAGTCTGCTTGTTAGTATCCTCATTTTTAAATAGAATAGAAACAGCGACATTGGCATCATATCTTCTAGGAAGAATGCTTAATGTAACTGGATTTGTGTTTGGGTTTATGATGTTCATACTATAATACTAAAAAATGTTTGATTTGTTTCTAAACAAGAAAAGCTCCCTTGTGGGGGAGCTTGTCTATACTTAATAATTAAATGTTAATTATACACCTACTATTATGTTACCACCAGCAGCAGTAAGAGTAGATAATAAGAAGTTAGCTGGAGTTTTCTCCATACCAGTTAAAGTCAATGTGTAACCACTCATATCACCTAAAGCAGTTCCTGTAACGATTGTACCAGCAGATACATCCATTCCATTAACTAATCCAGCAATATAAAAGTTTCCGTTTTGATCCTCTATTGCAACGTGAGGACTTCCATGAGCTAATAACTTAATTTCCTTGTGATCCTCTTTGGATAACTTAGGTAAAGATAATTCGATTGTTTGTTCAAAAGCAACAGTTCCATTTTCAAGACTAGCTTGAATGTTTTGTGTCATTGAACTCATAAAATGAACATCATATTTGTAAGCATTTACTGCTGTTCCTATACTGTCGATTACATCGGTATCAGTTGAGTCAAAAGTAACAGTTCCTAAATCACCATAATTGATGAAATAAACTGCTTTTAATCCACCTACTGAATCCTTACAGGGTTTTAATCTCCCTAAAGATAAATTGTCGCAAGCCATTATTTTATATTTTTAAAGGTTATTTTTGATATATGGGGAGAATTAACCCCCCATCTTATATCATTTGTTTAATTATACTACGTTATACATAACGATTTCAGCACCGTAAGCATATCCTACAGCAGCTGTGTAACGCATTATGA